GGTATGGCGCCTGCAAACTGGTGTACATAATCCCAGGCTACCTGTTTTGCCATCCGGTAGGTGGGCGCTATGTAGTGAAAGCGGGGTGCCTTCCTCTGGCACAGGATCGCATCGCGCAACAGATGGTTTATTGCCGCAACCGTTTTGCCCCATCTGCGGTGGCAGACCACAACCGACCACCTGTGGTTGGCAAGCTGCCTGTGTAGTTCTGCCTGCAAGGGGCGGGGCGTGTAGGGAATGACAATCTGCGGCATCAGTGCAGCGTATCCGAGGCTTCCATTGTCAGAAGCGGCATGAAGGACTCCAGGTGTGCCCGGGCATCCTCCGCATCTGCGAAGCCGTCCACGACCACCATAAATGCGTAGCCGTTCCGCTGGGAGCGGAAGGTGAACGCAGAGTAGGTGACGTCTGTCAGGGTGAGTGGCTCCATCTAAAACCTATATAATACGTATAAGGAGCGGCGGCCGGGTTTTGGGGGGTACGGGGGGGTCGCGGGCCCAGGAATAGTAAATGTCCGCCGACCCAACAGGTCGGCAGCCACCAGGTCAGGGCATATATATCAATGGGTTAGCTACGATCGCGCACAGACTAGGCACAAAAACTAAAAAGATTTTGGGGGACGGTGACAGATGTGACACGTGTTCAGTTTATCGGCGTCGCGCGAAATGATATGCGCCGCGGTCCCATGAAAACTCCGCCTCTTCCCCTTGCTCTTCCCCTTGCTCTTCCCTTTCCTCTTCGGCTCTCCGTTCGGGTACTTCTCCCGCAACCTTTCCAAGAACTGTGCCGCAGCCTCCCGCGTCTTCAGCAGGCTAGCCGCATCCCCTCCGCAAGCACCGTATAGCGGCGAGCGTGTCATGCACCCAACAGCTTCTTCTTCTTGACCACCAGGCCAGTGTCGCTAGTCCCTGTTGCAGTCCCACCACCAGCTGTCGGTGCAACCTGGCCACCCACATCACCACCGATGTAGACCACCGGGTTGGGGGTCACACCACCACCTGCAGACACGGCAGCCTTCGGCCTTACCACTGGCTTCGGGTCATCCACTGCACCCACCTTCTTATCCGCAAGGATGTATGCCTTGACCTGGGCCACCGAGTTGAGCCCCTTTCGCATGTCCTCATGGTCCGGCGAGAGCACCGTTTGCTGCAAGTAATAGTCGTTGCTCTTCGCAGCCTGCAGGCGCAGTTCCTTCTTCTTCTCTGGGGTAATCATCGCTTGGTTCTGCCCTTCCTGGTGTACGCCTTCGCAGATTTCACAACGCGTGGCCGGTAGCGCTTCCGAGCCAATTGCTTGGCAACTGGGTTACGCTTGCGCTTCAATAGTTTGCCCTGTTGCTGCTCCTGCTCAACAGCCGGAGATTGCTTCGGGAGTTGTTGCGCGGGTTGCCATCCTTATGGTCTACATCCCGGCTCTTGCCCTTTGCCTTCAGAACAGACCGTGCTGCATTGCGGCTCGCTCTGTCCTTCTTGCTGCCTGGCTTGGAATTATATGATCGCTGTTGTTTGCTGCGCTTGCTTGCGCTCGCTGAATACTCACCCTTTTTCGGCATCGTCCTTCACCAGCTGGATAACCTCGGCACTCGGCCGCTCCTGAAATGCTTCGTCTTCTCCACCGCCCCAGGCCAGCACCGTGATGCCGCCTTGCTGGTCTACATCTTCCTTCTTGTGCCGGACACCGCGAGGCTGTTGCCTTGCGAACGTCCACTTGAGTGTATCCACCTCAAGCCTGCGCCGCTGTACTTCTGCATTCATATGTCTGGGGTCCAGATCCACCGGCAATGGCTGTCGTGCCAGGTCGTGCATCTCATCCGCTAACACCTCGGCACCGATCGCCCGAGCCTTGGCATACATCTCGTACAGTTCCTCGTCCCGCTGCACTGCCTGGAGCACCGTTACCCAGTGCGGCTGCGTGTCGTCATTATCGCAGATCGAGCGTAAGGATTTGCCCTTCGCCAACTCATCGCAGATGCGAAGCAGCTTCTTCTTGTTCAGTTTACCGGCCATCGATGTTCCTAAAAAGTGGGGTGTCGCATTGTATGGAGGGAGGCCAAACGACACCCCCGCGGTGCGAACGGAGATACGCACCACAAAAAGAAGCCACGCAGTAGGCGGGCCTGCGTGGCTAGGGGAGGTAATGTTGGTAGACTAAAAAAATAGCGCATACTTTCGGGACACTGGCAACATCAACTCCCGCACGCTTTCACAAAACATGTTACTACATCCGGTCCTCAAGGTAGGCGAACAGTCGCCGCAATAGATAGCTTCTTAGCAAGCTGACTGCTGTGAATATCAAAGAGATACCTAACGCCTTGTCCCACTCTGGCACATAGCCAAACCACGGGAAGACCACAAAAGTAACGGCCCATGCGAGTACAATCCCACAGCACACATTTGTGCACGCCTCTACGAAGCTTTGGCGTCTTGACTGCATCGTTTGTCCCACTTCCTCACCGTATCCGCCAGTGCTTCGTGGTACTTCCTCTTCACCGTTCTTCGATCGCAATGCCGCAGCTTCGCAATCTTTCGCCATGCCGGGCCCCGGGACCGGAAGGCTGAACTATGCGCCACTGCCCACAACAGCTGACGGTGGCGCTCGTCGTCCTGCACCAGCACAATGCGGATAGCCAGATCATACGCCGTGACCTGCTCATTCGTTGCCGCACCGAGGCGCATATAGACCTGCTCATTGGGGTACGAAAGCCACTCCGGTATCGTATCAGGCCACCAGGCATTGCGTGCTTTGCGCATCGCCGGCGGCAACCGACGCTCCGTTTCAGCTGCCGCCAGAAGCAAGTCGTGCAAGTCTGGTTCGGTAAACTTCACGCTCATTGTCATCCATCGCTCCGATCGCACGCCAGTAGTCGGCCCGGTCCTGCGGGTTTACTTTCTTGCCAAATTCCACAATGGGATCTCGCCGGGCACGCTTGCCCGCAACCACCTGGCGATAATTGCTGTTGAAGTTCTTGCCCGCTATCGCACGCTGCACTGCACGCACTACTGTGCGCGGGTCCGGCGGCGGTTTCATGTGGCAGCTACGTATAGCTATAGCTATATTAAGTTTAAGATAAGTAATAGAGTCTGTAGTAGCTTTATAGCTTGACAGAGCTTTATTAGCTGTAGCTATATATAGCTGTTCGACCAATCCCAGCGATTTCAAGTTATCCACAGCCTCCTCGAACGTGCCATCGAGCCGGTCCGCACACCGTACCCGCAGCAATTCCTCCTCCGCCATATACTCGTCGGATCGTTTCAATTCGATAAACAACCTGATGCCGTCGACGCTGATCATCCGTCTTCCTTCCGTAGTGCGGCAGCAAGCTTCGCATTGTCCAGTGCATCCGTCCCTGCTTCCGTCACCGTCACGCCTCTCCACCTGCCCGGGATACGGGTGAGCATCCCGGCCTTCAGCAAGATCGCCAGATGAAACTGTTCGGTGCCCAGCGACCAGCCAAACTCCGCTGCAATCTCCCGCGCCGTTGGCCCTTGCTCATGCTCCAGCCAATACTCATTGATATACTCGAGTACCTCCAGCTGGCGAGGTCGCACTATCATCGCTATCATAGGGCCTCAGAGCGTCGTACAGAGCACGTAGGTGCTGTCTGGTTACAATCATACCACAGCATCGCCATCTTCTTCCTCTCGCGGCACAGGGGGCTTCTCTGCGGTTTCTCCCTGGCAGCACTCCTCCATCACGCTGCCGCAGAGGCTGCATTGGGTGTGACCGTGCATCTCGATCGGATCGCACAGTTGCCCGCAACGGTTACACCTTGACCTTGTCATTCTTCTTTTCCTTTATGATCTTGTCGGCCACCTCCAGGCAGTCGCCGGTGACGCCCGGGTTGATGATGCGTGCCAACGCCCAGATGCGCTTGTGACACGCCTTGATGTAGAGATCGGCCTTGGTGCCCTCTTTGACGGCAGGCATCGCCGGGGTCATGGTTCTAACTCCCCGAACATGTCGTCCACCAGGAGCCTTTGACGGTCGTTCTCCTCAAGCTTGACAGCGATGATGCAGCGGCGGGCCGCGCTCTCCTCAGTCCGTGAATTTTCCAGTCGCTCCCGGTCCTCCTCGGGGAGTAAGGACTCATCCTTGGCCGCTGTTAGACACAGAATCTGAATGCGTTCATACGCCAACACATCACGCCGCTGCCGGAGCCAGCGCAAAACAACATCAAGTTCCGCGCGGGTAAAGTCGTGTAGATCCGGCAAGACCTTTAAGGGCTCAGGGGTCATGGGTCGTCCTGTTTCTTGAGCACCAGGTCATAGCCGAGGGTGTTGGCTACTGCTCGCAGGTTGGCGACCGTGGGCTGGCGGTCATAGCGCCAACTGGAGATGGTGCTGCGGGTGACGCCGGAGGTCTCCGCAACATTGGTTATCATGTAGCGCTCGGCATTCATCAGTCCGTAGATGCGCTTGACCAGCGGGTCTGCCTTCTCGGGGATGGTCAGCCGACCAGCCCAGCGATCGGCACCGCGGCCCTTCTTCAGATTGCGGTTGCTGCGCTTGCGGGCTACCCCGGGGTTTCGTGCCACCCAGGACGGGGCCATGATCTCACCTCGGCTACAGTGGAAGACAATGCAGAAGCGCTCCTGCCATCCATCGTGAAACACCATCTCGCCCTTTTCGAGCGCACGTACCGAACCCTCATCACAACCAAGGGCATCGGCGCAGTCCTGCAGCGACCAGCCCTTGCGACCCCGAAACTTGGCGATCGAGTTCGGCTGGAACTGTTTGTGCCCGGTATCAGGCACGCCCGACATGACGCAAATCCATATACTTTGTGAGACATTCGGCGGTGTCATCGATCGAGCGCACCACATGGACGTGGCAATCGGCGTTCTTCAAATCATTGATACAGTTGTGCTGATTCTCGCTGATGATGCCTTTAGTGGTTTTCACTTCCAGGAGGATCGGTGCGTAGTGGTGCGACCACTTCCAGAAATCCATCGGACAAAAGATAATGAGATCGGGGAAACCAAACCGCACCCCAAGGCGTTTTTCTTTCATTCGCCAGGAGACATTCGATTTCCAGCTTTGGTTGGGACTATGGTGGAGGACGGCCCCCAAAGGCTTGACCACCTCGAACCACTCAACGATCGATATATGGACGTCGTCTTCTTTCATCGAACAAAATTTCTGTTTTTGTGTTCGACGATTTACGAGTCTTTCCCCGTACAATCAAGCGCCTGCGTCTGGCTTGTGTAACAAACAGGTACTAAAGTAGCCGTTCAAGTATAAATGAGACAGAGGGAAAACGGGAGATGACAAACAAACTGACCCTTGGCACGAGTCTCCGGCGAACCCGGGAGAAAGCGGGATGGACGGGGAACACTGTGGCAAGCAAGTTGGAGATGTCGCCTGCGGCGTATCTTCGTTATGAAAGAGGTGAGGTGGACCCGGGGGCCAGCACCATCTTAAAGCTGGCGGAAATATACGAGTGTTCCGTCGACGCGCTGGTTTATCGCGGCGGCGAGGGCGGGGAGCACAACAACGAAACCTTTGACGTCAAGGTAGGCGAGAAGGGTTCGTTCGAGATAAACATTAGCGGCGTACTACGTCCTGGCGTGGCGCAAAGAGAGGCCGAGGATTACAAGCCATCGATGCCGAAACCCAAACTTGCGAGTGGACGAAAACGCAAGAAAGCGATGTGACACTTACAATATTTAACGCCTGATAAGGGTCGCATTTATGCGGCCCTTGCCATTTTTATACGTATCTGTTACATCTTCGCCATCTTAACGGAGAAGAATTGTGACAGACATAGACGACCTGCTACTGCCGGATTGGGCAGTCAGACATCATTTTCTCAACCATAGCCCTTCCGCCCTGACAAGGCCTGACGATCTTGAGTTTTTCGAGAAGTGCGTCGCACGGCCTGCCAAGGTGTTCAACCCTTTTGGAATACCCGCACAGTGCGGGACGATGGCTCACGATTATGTCACCGATATAATTGCCAAAGGGGTCGACCAGGCCGAAGCGTTCCGCCATGCCATGTCACGGCTCGACGAATACGAACACCGGGAGTGGATTGAGGGCGACTGCCGCAAGTGGGAAGTCATCCGCGAAAGCATCTACGAGATCCCGAAATCAGACCCGAAAATCAGCGGCAACATCTTTGAACTTACCCTGGAGCATTTGCTGCAAGGCGTCCGCGAAGCGACCGTCGGAAGCAATCTAGTGGAGGAGGGCAAGTGGGCATCCATCCGTTTCGATGGATTGAAACTTCCGACCATCGGCCAGCTGGACCTGCAGGACCGCGGGGTGATCGAGTTGAAAACCAGATGGCCGAAGAAAAGCGCAGCAAAAAAAGGGTGGGGCCCGCCGACCCTGCCGAGTTCCCCCGAGTACGATCATGTCTTGCAGGTGGCCTTCTATTGGCGGTGGCTGCGGGAGCAATCTGAAAATGTGCCGATCAAATTAGTGTATGCGGGGTGCAACGGGTACAGAGTTTTCGATAGCGAAGTGCACGATGCACTGAGCGAAGCGAAGCTAAGTGCAGCACTAGATCATCTGCGCCAGGTCGCACGAAAGCGCGAGGCAATCCTGCAGGCTTGCCCCACACGCGAGAAGTTATTCGAGATGGTCACCCCCAAATTTGACGACTGGAAATGGAACAACGTGCACCCCGAGTATTTCAAACTCGCGTGCAAGATATGGGGAAGATAATGGTGGACAACCTACGCGATCTTTGCGGCTGGCTGCTGATTGCAGCAATGGCCTACGCCGGTTTCGTTTTCACCTGCGCGCTCGATGACAGCTGCGGGGCCATATTCATGGTGCCGCTATTGTGAACCGTTACCCGGATGTGCCAGGGGCCAAGGCTGACGGCACCAGCCAGGATGCGGCAGAGCACGCCGCGCCGACCAGCGCCCGATTGCGCGGTCTGACACTGCGCGAAATCCACAAGTCTAAACATGGACTGACCGCCGATGAAGCAGCGGAACGCCTTGGCTTGTCCCTTCTGTCCATCCGCCCGCGGGTGACGGAACTCAAACGCCTCGGCGAAATCGAAGACAGCGGCGTCCGCCGTAAGAATGAATCAGGGCGAAAAGCAACCGTATGGAGAATGAAATGGAGACACGAACTTTTTTGATAAAGACCAGGGTGGCGTTGTTGAACGCGCACAACAATCAACCGATCGGGTATGGGCGTATTACGACGGTCGCTTACGACGGCCCGATGCGGTACGGGGTCACCCTCGACGACAAAAACAAACCCGAGCCCGAAGTCCACGCAGAATCATTGAGGCCGATCGATGAGTGATTTCTACAAAGATTTGCACGTGGCTTTATCGGGTATCGACAACCCGTTTACAGACGGGGATGCGAACTATGGGAAATATGCCACATTGTCGCAATGCCTCAAGAACGCAAAGGCTGCACTTAGCCAGAACAACTTTGTCATCGTCCAGATGGTGCAGCCCGAGCCCGACCGTCTGGTGACACGGCTGGTTCACACCAGCGGTGAAATGTTAGAGGACGGTGGCGTTCCGCTCCGTTGCGTTGATCAGAACAACCCACAGAAAATGGGGGCCGCCATCACCTATGCGCGCCGTTATGGATTGTGCGCCTTGCTCGGGATTGTCGGCGACGAGGACGACGATGCACAGTCGGCAACCGCACCCGAGGCGCTGCCGAAACCAAAGCTTGCCAGGAAGGCAAGGGTCATTCCCGACGCTATGATGCCGATCGATATCGTGCCGCCGCCACCCGATGAAAGTGAAGCCGAACAAGACGACCGTGCTTGGACGGACGACTTCAAGAAGTTGATCGAACGATCCAAGGACATAAGAGAGTTGATGGACGTGTACACCACAGCACTCCCCGTTTTGAAGAGATTAAAGGCGCAGCGTCCCGAACTTTTTGCCAGCGCAAAAAGCTGTTCGGAAAGAACCTCACGTATCCTAGAAAACAAAGGAGTACCTACACATGGCTGAATATCAATATCTCTTCGGTTGCTTGCTTATCAAAAACGAATTGACTTCCGCTGATATAGAATCAAATCGTCCACCCCACAGTAACTCAAGCATTTACAATTCGATGCTTGGCCAAGAGAAATACCTTGCCGAGAAAGAGGGACGTGAGCCCAGGCCGATCCCCGAAACGATCACCTTCAAAACGCGTGAGGTAGGCGCATCGGCGTGGCCCGCCAAGGATGGTGCGATCAGTCTGTCGTTTTCCCGTAAGATTGAAACCGAAGATAAGGCGGACCCATTCGATGTCTGACGCTTTGTACTCCACCCGCGAAGCAGCGGAAGCCTTGTTCCTGAACAGCATCCGCGTAGCGAAGGGTGAGCAGCACATCAAGAAAGCGGACATGATGCGTCTGTATCGCATGATAGATAAGGGGCAGATCCAGGCGGAACGCTTGGGCGAAAGGCTTTACATCCCAGCCTCCGAGATTGAAAGGCTCAAGCGTCCACCCACAGTCTATGAGCGGTTGGCAACGGAGAAATAATCATGGCCCGGACACCAAGTGAAGTCTTGGAGAAGGTCAAGACGACCATCGCCGACCGTGGGTGCCAGCATGGCAATTATGTCGAAAACCTGAATAACACCGCGGACCTTCAGAGCAGCTTTTTGGGGCAACGCCTCCAAGGGAGTCAGGCGGCAATCTTGAGCGCACTACTAAAGGTTTCGCGCATCGCTTGCGGGAGTTACAACATCGATGACTACGAAGACGCCATTGGCTATTTCGCCATCGCAGCGGCGCTCGCGGAGGCGGAAGAAGAACGAACCGGCGGACCCAAACAGGGACTGCGAGTACTGCGGTAACCGCCTGACGGCTTGCAATTTC